AGTAGGTTTAATACTCTAAGTCTTGATGCTCAACTTTAAATTTTGCATAGACTGAAGTATCAATTAATTCACTTCTCCTAGTGATAGATTGTCTTACGAAAAACAAACTAAACTCTGGAGTAGCAAATTTCTGAACATAGGCAAGAGCATTTTCAAAATAATCTACAACTAAAGATTCTTTTGCACTCTTGATTACATCCACTAAGGCAACAGCAGTGGCAAAACAAAGTCCTACTTTGTCAACGACTTCCACGTCTTTACCACTTACTATGTCGCTTAGATTAGGAACATCATCCATTAGTGAAATGAAGTTAGTAAATTCAATTGCTTGGATTTCCCCAACATCACATTCAGCTATTTTCTGAATGAGTTCTTTAGGTGGATTGGTTTTCAATGTATCACTCAATCTCGACCATGCCCTTGGACTTGGTTGAGGAGTAGTGATCTTGGCATCAAAGTCATTAAGAAATTGAGGTTGAAAGTTCAGATAACCTACTACCCTACTATCAACATCATTCTCAATTGCCCACTTATCCCAATCTTGAAAATCATGCTCGAAATTAATCAATGAGCATCTTCCAATAACATGACTAGGAAGTTTGTTAGAACCAGCACGATCACTTGCCCTGTTTCCAGCACATACCATTTTCCACCCTTTAGGCAAAACATATTCACCTAAACGTTTTTCATAGATCAATTGACCTACTACAGCTTGAACACTTGGATGTGCTTGGGCATACTCATCAAAAAATAAGATACCCTCGCCACTCTTAGGAAGATTGCCTAAAAAGGCTCTCTTTTGTCCTCCCTCATCATCTATATAAGGAAGTCCACCTAGATCAACTGATTCATACAACGACAGTCTAAAATCAATAAATCCAAAGTCTTTTGACTTAGGATTAATGTTATCAACGACTATCTCTCTATCATCAGCTAACTCAGTAGCTAATTGCCTAACTACAGCAGATTTTCCAACACCAGTTCCACCTAGTAGAAAAGGCGTGTTTCCACCACCTAAAACAGATTTCATAATCTGTAATGCTTGACTTGGTTTCATAATAATTCCCTCCATGAAACAAAGTTAGTAAAAAAGATTTACCAGTCAATAAAAAATATTTTCCAGTAAATCCACCTAGACTAGATCAAGTCTCCTCAATCTAGTTTCGCAAGAATCTCACTTGCTCGTCAGTAGGCTAATATTTCGTATTTAAGTTCAGAAAGTTTATTAATTGCAACCTTTGCATCGCTAGGGTAACTGGCTCATCTAAAAATAGATCATCTCCAATTTCTCGCAATATATAAACCTTGCTAGGGTCTATCTCTATGCAAGTAGTGTTGATGTAAAGGTATTGATCTCCTTTAGATTGTTTTAAGTAAACTCGATCACTCTTAAACAGTTCATAAAATAAAGTGTTCAATCTCTCTCTCGTTGTAGGTGTATCCCACCCACACATTGAAAAACATAAGTGAATATTATTACTTAAATACCACCTTTCAGGATTTTCCCACCATGCAATTTTATTATCATGCAGATAGATTCCCATTTCTTCATTCCTCACCCAATTAGATACAGGGCAAACTTTAGAATTACCTATTTTTTTATTTT